TCACTGCTGGGACGGCCAAATGCCCAACAGGCAGGGGTTGAATACTTTCAATCGTTGTATTCTTTCCTACTTCTGGGTGGCAACAGCTACGCCATACGCACTGATGTGGCTGGATTGCCAAGGGAGCTTCACCTGTTACGGCCAGATCGTGTCAGGGTAAAGCCAAGCAAGACATCACTGCCCAGCGGGTACGAGTATGTGTTGAGCGGCAGAATTGTCAAAGAGTACGTCGTTGACCCAGAGACGGGTGCATCTGACATCAAGCACATGAAGATGTGGAATCCTCTTGATGACTATTATGGCCTTTCGCCAATCATGGCGGCGGCTGTAGATATCGACAACCATAACGAGATCAATAAGCACAACATCGCTCTGTTGCGGAACGGGGCGAGGCCAACAGGTGCTATTGTGTTTAAGCCAGCCAATGACAGGGGTATGTCCATTCAGCTAACGGACGGACAGCGCCAGCAACTCAACGACGATCTGAGACAAAGGTTTCAAGGCGTCGATAATGCAGGCAAGCCGTTATTGCTTGAGGGTGATTTTGATTGGAAAGAGATGGGCCTGTCACCCAGAGACATGGATTTCTTGCAACAAAAGAACATCAGCGCCAAGGATATCGCGCTTTGTTTCGGTGTGCCTAGCCAGTTGATAGGCATCCCAGACGCTCAGACTTACGCCAACGTCCAAGAGGCAAGACTTGCACTATACGAGGAGACGATCATACCGTTGGCGAGGCGGGTGGAATCCGATTTAAACGAGTGGCTTGCGCCGATGTACGGTGACGATATCACCATTGCATATGACTTTGAGTCGATCCCCGCGATGGTCGAGCGGCGGCGTCGGGTATATGAGAACGTGGTGTCAGCGGTTCGTGAGGGTATTATTTCACGCAATGAGGCTAGGGAGCGGCTTGGTTTAGAGCCTATCAGGGGCGGGGATGATGTCTTTATCGCGGCTAATCTTTTTCCCTTGGGATCGGCAGAGGTCGCGCCAGCGGAAGGGGAAGAGGCAGAGGAAGATGGCAAACAGGCTTATGATATGGGCCTTGCTTTTAAAAGTGAGGTTGAAAAAGACGTTTTCACAACTGAGGCAGAGGCTACAGAACGTGCGGAAGAAATAGGTTGCACAGGCACACACTCCCACGACACAGACAATGGCACGGTCTATATGCCGTGCGCGTCCCATGCGGACTACACCAGATTGACGGGTGATGACCTTGAGACGCCAAAGCAGGACACCCGCAATGATCAAGGCAAAGAGGATGAGCTTGATGACGATGCAAAGGCGGAATCTGATGTTGATACAAAACCAACAGAATCAATGGCGAAAGAGGCAGAGCGCGGCCTTGCCATGCGAAAGGAATTCAACAGAGGTGGGACAGAGGTCGGAGTCGCAAGGGCGGTCCAGCTTGTCTCAAGAGAGAATTTATCGCCGCGAACAGTCAGGCGAATGCACAGCTTCTTTAGCCGTCACGAAGTAGACAAACGGGCAGAGGGGTTCAGACAGGGCGAGGAAGGCTACCCTTCCGCAGGAAAAATCGCTTGGTTGCTTTGGGGAGGAGATTCGGGCCAGACATGGGCCAGAAGAACGGTTGCCAAACTGGACAAGGAACGCGATGAACAGAAACAGATCGAAGCCATCATGCTTCCATGCTGTGACGGGTGTGACCCGTTGCCATATGGAGAGGCAAAGGCTGATGTATCAGCTAGGGTCAAAAAGACAATCGCCAACAAGGTCAAGGAACACAACGACAAACACGGCGACAAGAAGGGCAAGCGTGTCACCCAGAGAATGCTAGAGGCCGTGTTCCGTAGGGGTGTCGGGGCATACAGAACTAATCCGCAGTCCGTAAGACCCAATGTCACGGGGCCAGACCAGTGGGCGATTGCCAGAATCAACGCTTTCTTGTTTGCGGTGCGTCGTGGCAGATTCCGCAGTGGCAAGTTCGATCTTGATCTGTTGCCGTCAGGCCATCCGCTCAAAAGCAAAAAGTAATGCTGGCGTCAAAGGCTTATCGAACGCGGATATCGGTTCGCAAGGAATTCATAGAACAGACAAGACTGCGCCTTGGCTTTGAGAGAAAGCTAAGATTGCAGATGCAAACGCTGTTTGCAGAGACTGGATCGCAGGCCCGTAAGGAATACCGCAGTGCAGGCCGTCTGACCAGAACACCCCCTGACCTAGCAAACAAGTGTGCGGCCCTACTTACGGGCCATTACAGGGCCGTTATCGATGCCTTTGGCTTGAGGATACTGAGACAGCGTAAGGCAGAGAGCGAGTTTGAGGTTCTGATTCAGCAATACGTCACTGACATCGGCTCTGTCCGCATCACCCAGATCAGCAACACCACAATGAATCAAATCCGCAGGGTAATATTGGCGGGGGAACAGGAAGGGCTTGGCGTTCAGGCCATTGCTGATTCCATCTTTGAAAGTCAGCGCGGGACATTCAGCAAGTATCGATCAGCCACCATTGCACGGACAGAGACGCACGGTGCGGCCAGCTACGCCAACCATGAGGTCAACGCCAGCCTAGAGATACCCAATCAGAAGAAACGGTGGGTGGCTACCGCTGACCTACGCACCAGATCAACCCACGCGGCGGCTAACGGGACAGAGGTTGAGCTTGATGAAGACTTTATCGTGGGCGGTGTGGCTATGGGCTACACAGGTGACCCTCGTGGTGGGGCTAAGAACGTCATCAACTGTCGATGCGTCACGCTGTATGTGACGCCAGAAGATGATGTGTTTGTCGATGACGATACGCCAGTGGCTCAAAAGCCAATCAAGGAGCCGTTGCCAGAGCGCAATAGAAACGCTCCAATCCAGCCGACAGATTTGGCGACACTGAAGATCATCAGCAAAAAAGAGGTCGAGAAGACGCTTAATCAAGAACTGGCTGAAGCCAATGAAGACTCAAGATATCTAAACAGGAACGTAACTCATTTCAGTGGCGCGAAAGTGACTGACTTTGGCAAGGTAACGATGGGGCGTGTGATATCAGATGAGTCAGCCACGGTAATCTTGGCGCTGAAGCGAGAGATTGATCAGATCACAGATCAGGTCAATGTTCCTCGCATCAGGGGCATAAAGATCGCGCCTTCAAAGAAGCATAACATGGCAATGGGAGATGGGATTCTTCACATAAATCCCGAATATGTGAATTATCTTGTGGCCAAAAGACTGAGCAAAAATATTGGAATGTCGCCAGCGGAAAAGCAACGAGCGGTTCAAAAATTGGCTGATGACATACAGCCCACAGTCGATGAATACAGATCGAACCAAGAGCGCATGAACGTGCTATTCGATGAATTCAACGACGCCAAGAGATCAGAGTTCCCTAGCTTGGATGACTATTTTGAATATCAACGGGTTCGTCGAGATGAATATGAGCAACTGGGCCGTAAAAACAAACGACTGTATTCCAAGATTGTCAAAAACAGGAATAAACGAGATGAGTTGCTGGCACCCGAAAACCCTGACATGCCAGTGTCCGAATGGAATCCTTCCAAGCCTATTAGTGAAAGGCCATTCAGTTCAAAAGAATATGTGGCTGATCCGTTAGATCGAGTGCGTCACACGATGTATCATGAGGTCGGCCACCAAATACATCAGACATATTTGATGAAAACAAACACCTCATTCTCAATAATGAGGGCAAGAAACCCAGACTCAAAGCGTGACCCATATTGGGGTGAGACAGATAGGCCGTTGGATAAGTGGCTGGATCGACTACAGACAGAACGCTTGCTTTATGGCGGTGGTCGAAGCGGCAAGTTGAAAGACACAGAGTTGGCGAAGCAAACATGGTCAGATTATGGAAATTATAACGGGCATGAATGGTTCGCTGAGAATAATGCAAATTACTGGAAGGGTGATCGTGAAAAGGTTGATCCCAAGTTTATCACGATGATGGAAAACATTCTGGATGGGAAGGATGCGGATGACGATATTCTACGATAAGGCAAACGAGTTGGTTCTAAAAACAGGCGGCGATCTAAGCAAAGAACAGATGGATGAGTTTGAATTTTTCGCTTTGGGATTCAGCATTGAGGAAAAGGACAACGCGGAGCTTGATTTGCGTAGCGTCATTGAGCAAAGGCAAATGAGGCCAGACGCAAAAGTGCGTCTGACCCCAAAGGCTACCAGATAAGAAGGATGGGCAGGGAGATGACCATAGCCGCTCCCAGCACACCAAAGAAAATCTTCACCGCGATCAGCATGGCGATTTCCCCCTTTCTATGCATGGCAGGCAGGAAGAGTATTCGTCGCAATAGCAGACATCCTCTTCATACCGCTTTTGTTCATAACAGCCGCCGCAATACATATCATCGGCCTCTGCGTCATAGATCGTTGCGTTACGCTCATCGCATACAGCGCACTTGCTTCCCATGTCACTGCCCCCCTTTCTGAGTGTACTTGACCACGGAATATGTTCTGCCCGTCAGGGTCAGCCGTGCTTGGTAGCGAATCATCTGCGGCTTGCGCCTAGTGCCACGCCGCTCAAGCATGGGCATCCATTTCATGGCGTACCGAATAGCCGACTTGATCTCACGGTCTTGCGATGCGGGTAGCACCTTCCGCAGTTTGCCAAACGTGTCATGCCCCTTCTGAACATGGGCGATGATGCTGGCCGCTAGACGGCCCTTAGAGGCCGCTGTCATGCGGGGCTTACTAGGTGCCACCTCAATGCGCGCTTCCTGTTCAGCGCGGCTTGTAGCGCCTTTAACGCTCCAGTCGGGGTTGCCG